CCGCTGATACCGTGGCGGGTAAAATCCGCACGGCGCTTGCGGCTGAGGCAAATATTACCGCGCGTTTTGCGGTTGGTGGGGTCGGCGCACAGGTGGTATTGACCCGCCTTGTGGCTGCCGCCAATGACGCAACCCTGAACATCAACATCAACAATGGCACTTGCACCGGCTTGACCGCTGCTGCCACTTCTGCCAACACCACCGCTGGCGTGGATTATTCGACCGTGGCCTATGTCACATCCATCACCCCCGGATCGTTCGAGGCCGACACCGAGGACGTAACCACCCACGATAGTACCGGCGCGTGGGAAGAGGTCGTTGTAACGCTTTTGCGCACTGGCGAGGTAACGCTGGAGGTAGTCTTTGATCCGGCTGATGACACCCACGATTTTACCGCCGGTATGGGTTTGCGTCTGAAAAACAAAACCATCGGCTTTTACAAAGTAGTGTTTCCCGGCGCGGTCGAATGGACGTTCTCAGCGTTCGTCACCGGGTTCGAATCCGATGCGCCCGTAGACGGCGCTTTGACTGCCGCAATCACCTTGAAAATCACTGGCGCGCCCACTCTGGCGTAATGAAAGGATAGAAAATGACGAAATATGCAGCTTATGGAACCACACTAAAACGCGGCGGCACTGGCGGCGTAGCGGTGGCAAATATTTTGAGTATCAGCGGCCCATCTTTGGAGCTTGATACCGAAGATGTGACAACCCACGACAGCACCGGCGCATGGGAAGAAGTGGTCGCAACCATCTTACGATCTGGCGAAGTGTCTTTCGATATTGCTTACGATCCCAATAACGCCACTCACAAAAACGCATCGGGTGGCTTACTGGCGGACTTTGTCGCCCGGACTTCACAGACATGGGCAATCACCTTCCCGTCAAGCCCGGCAGTGTCGTGGTCGTTTACCGCATTCGTGACTGGCTTTGAACCCGACGCTCCGGTGGATGGCGCATTGACCGCCGCCGTGACGATGAAACTCACCGGGCAGCCGACTTTAGCATAAGGATGATTTATGATCACGCGTGAATCTGTACTGAAAGTAAAGACCTGTAAGGTTGAACCAGTTGAATGCCCGGAGATTGAATCCGGCGTTGTGTATGTACGGGGTGTGACCGCTGCGCAAAAAGGGCGTTATGAAAAGGCGCTGTATACGTTGGGCAGGGACGGCAAGCCGAAGATCGTTGACCGTGAACTGGAGCGCGTGCGCTTGCGCCTGTGCGTGATGACCATTTGTGACGAGAACGGCACCCTGCTTTTCAACGAGACCGATGAGGACATGGCCGCAATTGGTGAGATGCCCGCATCTGTGATTGACCGTATTTTTGATGTTGCTCAGCGCCTATCTGGTATGACCGACGAGGACGTGGACGAACTGACACGCGGCATGAGCGACCCTTTAGAAGGTTCGCCTTCCGCCTAGCCCTGAAAATTGGCCGGGCTGACGTTGACGCGATGCTAGACGAAATCCCGGCCACCACCCTCATTGAATGGATGGCGTTTTATCAGCTCGAACCGTGGGGAACCGAGGCGGAATACTTGGGACATGCGGTCACTGCAAGCACATTGGCGAACATAAACAGGGGCAAGCATAAGCCCTACAAGATGGAAGATTTCGTCCCGAAATTTGAGCGCAAGAAGGCGACCGATCCGATGCAAATGGTTGCAATTGCAGAGATAACTACTGCCGCGCTTGGTGGACAGGATAACCGAAAGGGCGAACCATGAACCTGATGAAAATCCTTGTCAGCCTTGGCCTTGATAGCGAGGGCTTCAAGAGGGGTCTGGGAGATGCAGAAAAACGATCCCGCGAAAGCGGATCGAACATCAACCGCCACCTGTCACAGATTGGTGGGTTTGCACTTAAGGCCGGTCTTGCAGCCGCGGGCGCTGGATTTATCGCGTTCGGTGTTGGACTGTCGAAGGGCATTGAGGGCGCGCGCGAGAGCGTCAAGATCAATCAGCAATTGGACGCAGTATTGACCTCAACTGCCGGCGCGGCGGGTGTAACCGCAAAAATGGCGCAGCAGTTGGCAAGCGACCTGTCAAAGGTAACAGACTTCGAAGACGACGCGATCCTGTCAACTGAAAACATGCTTTTGACCTTTACGAACATCAGTAAAAATGTATTCCCAGATGTAACCGCTATGGCGTTGGATATGTCGGCGGCGTTGGGTCAGGATACAAAATCGTCTGCAATGCAATTGGGCAAGGCACTGAACAACCCGATTGAAGGAATGGCGGCTTTGCAGCGCGTGGGTGTTAGTTTCACCACCGATCAGGAACGTATGATTAAGACCTTGCAGAAGGCCGGAAAAATGGAAGAAGCGCAAGGGATCATACTTGCAGAACTCGCAAAAGAGTTTGGCGGCAGTGCAAAGGCGGTGTCAAGTCCATTTGTCAGGATGAAAAACGCGGTCGGCGAAGTATGGGAAGATTTGGGCAAAAAGCTTCTGCCGTCCATAAACTACTTTGCCAAAACATTGATCAACTTCGTTTCGAGTGAAAAGTTTACCGCGTTCATGGCTCAACTTGGTGTAGTCCTATCCACTGCGGCCAATGCCTTTGTGGTCGGGATCATCCCCGCAATTCAGTCATTTGTGAGCTTCATTCAATCCAATATGCCGCTGGTCGTTGGCGCTTTGGCGGGTGTGGCCGCGGCAATCGGGGTGTACATCTACGGCGCGTTGGCGGCGGCTATTCCGGCGGTGATTGCGTTCGTGACTGCCTTTGCTCCGGCACTGGCGGTGATTGCCGCGATTGCGCTGGTGGCCGGGTTACTGTATGCCGCATGGACGACAAACTTTTGGGGCATTCGTGACACGCTCACACAGGTATGGGAGGGAACGATCAAACCAGCGTTCAATGCGCTGGTCACATGGTTACAGGTCAATATCCCGCTTGCGCTCAACTGGTTATCAACCACATGGACAACCGTTTTACTGCCCGCTATCATGGCGGTGTGGTCGTGGATGAGTACGGTCTTATTCCCGTTCTTCTCCGCACTCGGGACGCTGGTCGGCGCGGTACTCGGTAAAGCCTTTGAAGCGCTGGCGGCTCTGTGGCAAAATATTCTTGTTCCGGCGGCCAAAAAGCTATTCACCTGGCTCGACGGGAACCTCGGCCCAATCATCAAGAAGATTGCGGAATGGATCGACACCAAACTGAAACCGGCTTTTGACGGGCTGAATAAGGCCATTGAAAAAGCGACCGGGTGGATTGCCAGCCTTGCGCAGAAAATCAACAGCCTGAAGCTGCCGGATTGGTTGACACCTGGCAGCCCGACACCTTTTGAGATCGGCTTACTCGGTATCAATGACGCGCTGAAAAAGGTGTCAAAAACGGGTTTGCCAGACTTCAACGCGCAGGCAAACCTTAACCCGGTGATGAACACTGGCGGCATTCAGGCAAACATCCCGGCGCAGGTGCAATCACAACAAACCAACGTCATGGATATGTTGTTGGATATGGCTCGCCCGGCCACCGCCCAAGAGATCGGCATCGCGGTAAGGGATGCAATGTTACAGATTGGATTGGGAGCGCAATAATGTCAGTCTATCCAACCCTTGCATATGAGGCAAAATTTGACGGCGTGAACTGGACTGATTTTACCGCCGATGTGTTGCAAGCGCCCGCTACCCGTGGCAGTTATGGGATCATGGGCAATGACGCGCTTTCAAGGATCGGCGACACGGGCAAACTAACATTCTCGCTTTACTCGGCGACCGTCGGTTATTATGTTCCGGGTCACGCAAGCTGCCGTTCTGGTTTTGGGCCGGGGTTACTTATCCGACTGCGCGTCACCTATGGGGCCAAAACGCGCACGCGCTTTTATGGGCGCATCCCGACCAACGGGATCAAAATTACTCCGGGGCGATTGAACGTCAACCGGGTTGAAGTGACCGTACTGGATTGGATGGAACAACTCGCCATACACGAATTAGAGCTGCCAGAATACGAAACCAGCAAAGACGTTGGCGAAGTTGTCCAACTGGTCATCAACAATATGCCGCTTGCACCGTTGTCAACAAACTTTTACGCGGGCGCAAGCACTTTTGACGCGGTGTTT